CTTGATCTTTGTCCGTTTTGTCTCATTTTTTTCCTCCGTTATTTTTAAATATTTGTGTTCCCTTTATACCATAGATGCTCGCCACGACAAGGATCCATAAATTTGTGAACCATTTCGGAAGCTCCGAAAACATCTCAAAAAACAATTTTACCTTATCCATTGCTGTTGGATCTTCACTTACGACTGCCCAAGCCAGAATTGCGATGGGCAAACTTAAAATTATCAAAACTGCTTCGTCCTTCCAGTCTGATTGACGTGCTTCTAATAATTTTCCCTGGTAAGCTTCTTTTCCTTCGGCCATACGAGATGCATGCATAAGCTGTGCATCAGACATAGCCATTTTAGTCTTCTGCTTGTTAGCATAAATTTTACTGCCAGCAGAAACGGCTAATTTAATTGCCGAAAACCACATTTAGTACCACTTAGCCTTAACAGGTTTTTTATCAGCTCTCATTCTTTTAGTTCCTCTAACTGTAACAGTTTGAGTTTCATTTGGGTTAGTTGCTTCAATAGTAACTCCGCCCGTTTGATAACCATCAGGACCACAACCAAGTTCTTTTTCAATCTTGACGTCGTCGTTCATAAAAGTTGATCCTTTTTTCCAATCTTTATCCATAATTTTCTCCTTATTTAATTACTATACTTAATTTTTATTAAAGTTTCTACCAAAATCGTTTCGTTTACTTTGATCAGACATTGTTTGTTTTGCAATTGATACTCCTGCACGTAATTCTGCTAATTCTTCGTTTTGTTCTAGTTTTTCATCTTGGTTTTGGTCGTTCATCATTGCTTTCATAGTGTCTAAATCAAGTCTTGCATCATTATTAGCTGTTCTATCTTGATCTGCTTTAGCTTTTAAGTCTAATTCTCTAGATTTTAGTTTAAGTAATGGGTCACCTCCTACTTCAGAACTAATTTTGTCTTCTTCTTTAGCATATTCAATGGTCATTTCAGCAATTAATACTGCTTTTCTAGATTCCATTTCAGAAGTTAACTGTTGAACACGTTGTTGCATTTGCATTACTTGTGGATTTTGTTGCATAGCTTGTGGATTTTGCATCATTGGTCCCATTTGCTGCATTTGCTGTTGTATCATTTGCATTTCTTTTATTTCTTCAACATATTCTAATTGAATTTGTTCTTGTGCCATTAAACTAATGTGCTCTAGTATATTTTTTTGTAATGACATCATTGCCATTGGATTATTTTGTACCATAGAGATAGACATAAAACCTAAATGCGCATCAATGTGAGCTTTATGGTCTTGTCCTGGAAAAGCTTGAAAAGGTTTACCACTAATTGCCATAATATGTTCTAAACTTGGGTCCATTGGTTGTGGTGGTTGTGGTGGTGGCAAAATTGCGTTTATATTTTTTACACCAAACGCTTCATACATAGATCTATAAGCTTGATACATATTATGCATTTTAGGATTTGATTGAGCTAATTGTAATTGTGCTTGAGCCATAGAAATTCTTTGTGTTTGAGAATAAATGTTGGGATCTGCAACTGGTAAAATATCTATTCTATCATCAAAGTCTTGAACTTTAATTTCTCTTGACGCGCCGGGTACATCATATGGATAAACCGGTGGTAGGTAAGTTTTAAATACTTCTGATAATAATTTAAATTCTGATTTTAGACCAACGTATAGTCTTTTGTGGATCGCTGACATTACACGTGAGCCACGCTCTAATAATGCAACTGTAGTTCCTACAGCAGCTCCTTGGTTCATATCTCCAACTTGCGCATCTGCAATACTTGCAAATCTTTGAGCAGAACTTACACATACACCCATTAATTGTAATAATGTTTGGTCTGGTCCTTTAAAAGGTAGTTGCATAAACTGATCTCTAATATTTCCACCAGGTACATCTACATCTCTAAATTCTCCAGGCTGTAATGGCTGTGCATCATCTCTCATTCTAACACCTCTAGTTTTAAAACCAGCAGGTAAGTTAGCTAAAGTTCCAGCATCTAATAATTGTCTTAGTGCAACTGTTGCAGTACGAGACAACCCACCAATCATATGAATTAAACCTAAACCATAAAAACCCATTCCTGGTAAAAATTTGTAATGTACAAAATAATCTTTTTTCTTTTTTAATGGATCTTCTGCTGTGTAGTTTCTTCTAATAGATAAAATATCATTAGTAGATTCATTGATAGTTACAATGTAAGGTAATTTAATTCCTGTTTCTTCACCTTCTTGATCCATGTCTTCATAACCTTCTAGATCTAAGTTAACATGCATTTCTAAAACTGTGTACATGTCTTCTGAAGTATTAGCTTTAATACCTTCAAGCTCTAATTCTTTTTCTTTAATTTTATCTTCTTTTAATTGTGCTTCACCTAATTCTACTTCTCTGTAAAACCCAGAATACATTTGTTTTCTTAAATCGTTTTCCGACATTTTAACCATGTGAATAATTGCTTCCGCATCTTCTAATGAGGTAGCAGAATACGGAACAACTATATCTTCCGCCGGTATAAATTTACTTACTGCTCTACCAAGTAAATCATCGTAATAGATTTTTTTAAAAGTAGAACCACTTAGTGGTAAGTAAAATAACATTTGATCAAACTCTGGTTCGTATTCTTTCATTTGATCCATTATTTGATAATTCATAAAATCTTTAACACGTTTAGATTGCTCTTCTTTAGCAACATCTACTGCTCCCATAATTTGAGTTCTAACCGGACCATCAGCTGGTAATAATTCTTTATAAGCTTGTGCTTGAAATTGTGTAACTGCTTCGGCTAATACTGGGTGAGTAACTGAACTAGCTCCTCTAAAAGGTTCTGTTCTATTTACGTATTTAAATCCTAAAAGACTTAAACCTTCTCTATAACTTTCTTCCCAATCGCCTCTAGTTTCTTTGTATGAATTATATTGGTCCATTAACTCTGAAGCTAATGGATCTAGAACTTTATCTTCTAAATATTCTGCTAAATTTGCATCATGAGTTTCACCACCTTCAAGTGGATCTGCGGTTGGATCAAAATTAACTGTTGCACCACCGTCATCATCTAATTGTACTTCTGTATCTCCTGAAGTATCTGTAACTGCTTCTGTAGCATCAACTGTTTCTTCTTCTGGAAGTTCAATCTCGGTTGCAGTATTTGGTAAACTTTTATCTATTGTAGCCATTAGCTATTCTATCCTCTATTTAATATTGATTCAACACCTGAAAGGTGTGTATCAGTTGTTTTATTAAAAGTCAATGTTGGTGTCATCCATCAACATATCGTTGTATATTTTCCTATCATAGTCACTCATTGCATCCATTTTATCAATTTCTCCTGATGCAAAGTCATAGTAATCTTTACCTAATCCAGCCGCGGTCATCGCTGCGCCGATAGGAGTTCCCATTCTTAATAACTTACCTGCACCAATTCCCATCATTCCTAATCCAGCCATAGGATCTGCTAATGCTTCTGGTAAACTTTCACCTTGATCCATATTTTCTTTAACTGTCATGGCCGTACCTACAGCTCCGAGAGGAGCAAGTTTATTTATTAACCCCATTAATAATTTATTACCTGTTTTATTTAAAGCTGTTCCACCAACTCCAGCCGCTATTAGCGGTTCGGGGTTATCTGCTGCCCATTCTAAAAGATTTGATTGTGAAGCAACATCATCACTTCCTGTTTTTACAATTGCACCGATAGTTGGATTATAAGTTATAGCGGCTTCTGCTTCACCACCTAAACCACTTGTTCCAAGATAAGCTAATGCTGCAGCGGGGATCGCGGTCTTTGCATTACCTAATTTTGTTAAAAAATTAATTGGCATTGATTTAGATTTTAATGCAATTCCTTTTTGTGCAAGTTCATTTACATTAAGTTGTGCTTCAGGAGAAAGTTTATCAAAATGTTTTACAAATTTAGATGCGTCTAATTTTTCTCCAGGTTTATATTCTATAATAGGTGTGTCAATTCCATGTTTAGTTTGGAATGCCATAGATTTTTTATTAAACGTTTCTACATCTTTTAAATTTGCTTTTCCATCTGTTACATCTTTAAAAAGCATAGAAAAAGGTTTATCTATTTGTCTGCCTTTTAAGGTGTTTACTTTTTTTTCTATAACTTGTCCTAGTTCTGTATATCCTGGAGCTTTTTCAAAAGTTGCTGATAACCCCATTGCTTCATCAAGATTGTATACTCCTGTGTCAATAGCTTTTAAAACATTAGTTCTTAACGTGGCAAGTTTAGGTCCTTTAGTATTTAAAATTTTATCTCTTATGTCAAATTTAGATCTTCTTAATTCAT